TGTATTTGTGATCCTTGCCCAGATATTCTTGTAGGTTTCTTGTGAAAACTCTGGTACAGTACCTTCTTTTGTTTTCAACAAATTTAACATTCGCGAGTCTGGTACCAGTTTCTCATACAAACCGAGACCTACCAGACCAATCGTATATGCCGCAGCCTGATGAATGGAAATTCCATACTTTCGCATGAATAGAAACTTCCCCATTTGACTGGTATAAGCCGGATCAATCTTGTAAAAGGCAATTTCTCGTTTTAAGCTCTGATTTTCAATGCTTGATGCAATCCTCTGATAAGCAAACAAGGTCATATGATGATTTCCTTTTCGGTTTCCGTATTTTCTGGATGCCAGTTTGATTGTTAAATCAATGTCTTCCACAATGAGACGTTTATCCTTTTCTGCACACCAATCAAATATATCCTTCACTGCTGCTCCCAAAATATTGGTAACCTGACCAGTAGATTTGTTCATAAGGTCAAATCGAATTAACTTCTGGTCAAGCAGTTTTCCGGTTTCATCCAGTTCTGCCAATGCAAAATGATCATAATTAATATCCATAGAAATTGCACCATTTCCGTAATAACTGTTTTCATATGCTTTTAGCTTCATAGTAACGGAGACGATCAGATACTGCTTATTTTCCTTATCACGCTTCAAAATGAAATTGTAGCAAAGTGACTGTCGATCTTCTGGCTTGCAGGTAAAGTTTTTCTGAAAACTTTCTTCGTTTCTTGGAAGCTTAAAATCATGAAAGATCGTAACAGAACCATCTATGCAGGTAACAGACAGATCTTTCCCATCATATTTACACAGGAAGTTTCCATACTTTGACGTATGTCTGCCCGGAAGTGCCATACTCTGGTGGCGCTTTTCAAAAAACTCTTGGCACCATTTATTAGATGCCTTTTTCGAAGTTTTCTGGTTCTTATCATTTGATGAATCATCGGATTTTGTAACTTCAACTACATCTTTCTCAGAATACAACTTCTTTCCGCCAAACACAATCCGCTCTGGTGGAAGTTTTTCAAGGTTCTCCAGTTTCTTCGCTTTGCGTTTTCTTGCTTCTGTTACCAAAGCCAAACGCGTCTTTAACTTACGAATATCAGCTTCAACCTTACGCTCATACTCATCCAGATTCACCATCATCTTATTAAACAAAATGATCTTAAATCCTCTAACCTTCGACTGGCATTTCGGATATGGTTTAATCCATTTTTTTGTTTTTATATAGAGACGAATGGAGTTTTTAATTGCTCTCTTTTTATCCAACTGTTCTTTCACAGACTGAATCTTTTCATCACGATTCCTTAAATCTGCAGCGATTGTCGTTTTATAATACTTTTTTAGTTCCTTTTGTGAAGAAATCTGTCCAGAAGCTGCTGTATAGATTGCTGCATTATAATAATCATTGGTTTTGTATTTTTCTTTCAAAAAGACAGGATAGGCATGGTCAAGTAACGGCCCTGCATTTAAATATTTCTGATCATAGAGTGCATTGTACAGATCCATTTTGGCATCATTAAATACACGCATCGTCTCTAGAATCGATGCGGCATTTTCAATGGTTTTCTTATCTAAATAGTAACGCTTATCCGAATTGATTGTCCTTGATAGTTCCATGCAAATTACCTCGGTTGAAAAATAGGTTAACTGTTGCAATATCTCTTTAAATATGCTATTATTATAGCACATTTAAAGAGATATTGCAAGTATCGATTGTAAAATGAATGGAGGTTTTTTATGGACGATTTAAACAGAAAACGACATGCCGTTTACAAACTCACTTATCATGCAGTGTTTGTCATTAAATATCGCAGAAGGGTAATGACAGAACCCATCATTACACACATGAGACAGTATGCTACTCATCTGATTGAACAGTGTTATCAGGGAAAGCTTCTCGAACTAAATGGAGAACCCGATCACATCCATATCCTGTTTGAACTTCCTGCAACAGCAGCTCCATCCGTTGTTGTGTGCAGTCTTAAGACCCAACTTTCAAAAGAAGTTCGAGCAAAATTTTGGGATGAGATCAAAGATAAGCTCTGGAAGGATAGCTTCTGGTCAGACAGTTATTTCATTACCACTACCGGAGGCGCAAACATTGAAACACTAGAAAGATATATCCAAGACCAAGGGATTGAAAAACCAAAACGAAAATATACCAAAAGACAAGCAAAGAAAATGTGAAAATACCATTGCACTTGATATTGATTTATTTTTTATGCCGCATTCATCCCCGCCCGACTATGTCGGACGAGGTTTTCTGCGAAGAACTGGATAAAAACAACACCTTGCCTTTCGTGTTTTTAATCGCCTACCAATAAACGTGCAGAAGTCACTAGGCATTGTGATTTTCGGGTCGCGATTCCCTATCTGCACAAAGATATTATAACACAAAAATATTAAAAATGATACTAATTCTTGCAAGATTATGTATATAAAAAATTATTACGGAGGTAAATAGTATGTTTAACTCAGGAAACTGTAGTGTACCATTAGTGGCTAGCATTGATGGTAACGGCAATAACAACGGCGGCTGGGGCAACGACGGCTGGGGGCTTATTTGGATCGTTTTGATCTTCGCCATTTTCGGCTGGGGTAATGGCTTCGGTGGCTGGGGCAACAACGGTGGCGGAATGGGTTCTACCGCAGCAGCCTACACAGATAGTGCAATTCAGCGCGGCTTTGATAACCAAGCAATTGTCGGAAAACTAGACGGAATTACCAATGGTCTTTGTGACGGATTCTACGCGGCCAACAATAGCATGTTAACTGGATTCAACGGAATCAACACAAACATCATGCAGACTGGATATGGCATTCAGCAGGCTATCAACGCTGATACCGTAGCTAATATGCAAAATACAAATGCTCTGCAGGCACAGTTAGCACAATGCTGTTGTGACAACAAAGAAGCAATCTCTAACACCAATTATAACATGGCTACACAAGCAAATGCAATTCAGCAGTCCATTGATAAAGGCTTCTGCCAGTTAAACTATAATGCAGCAACCAATACACGTGATATCATTGACAATGCCAATGCAAATACCCGTGCGCTGCTTGACTACCTTTGCCAGGACAAGATTGCTGCCTTACAGGCTGAGAACAATGATCTTCGCAGAGCTGCTTCACAGGATCGCCAGAGTGCACTGCTTACCACAGCAATGGCATCTCAGACACAGCAGATCATCAACGCAGTTAATCCAGCACCGATTCCGTCATATCAAGTTCCTAACCCAAACGTGTATTACGGATGCAATAGTGGTTGCAACTGCTGACAAAATTAAATATCGGTATCTTAACCAAAACGGTTATGTCTGCTAACTAACGCAGTATTACTATCAGCAAAGGGGCAGACTCGAAATAGAGCCTGTCCCTTATTTTAAGGAGGTATCAAATGGCAGAATATGTTGCAGTCGCAACGCAGGAAGTTGCGGCAAATGAAAATGTAACTTTTACAAACACATCTATTAAGGGTTCAAACTGCATACAGCACCGTGAAGGCAGTGGAATCATTACTCTTAGAGGTCTTACGAATCAGTGTCAGGCACGTTTTTTTGTAAACTTCTCCGCGAATATAGCTCTTCCAGCTGGGGGAACTGTGGCTCCTATATCATTAGCAATTGCTATCAGTGGTGAGCCGGTGCTTGCTTCCAAAATGATTTCAACACCCGCTGCAGTATCTCAATTTAACAATGTGTCCTCAGGCATTTTTGTCAGTGTTCCACGTGGCTGCTGTGTAAATATTGCAGTTGAGAATACAAGTGGCGTTGCTATCGAAGTTGCTAACGCAAACCTTATAGTGAATAGAGTTGCTTAATTGGAGGTAGACTATGCATAAATGGGCTAAGGAAATCTTGGAATGTGTCAAAGAAAAAGCTAAAGCTATCGGAATTGATAATTTTGAAGGCCAGAATCTTGATGATTTAAAAGATTGGACCGAAATTGTTAAGAACATTGCTTGCTTTGATAAAGACTATCGCATCGTTGAGGCAATGGATAAGCTGCAAAACGATGATGAAATCATGGAAATGATTGAGCAGTACGGTGATTACCCATCACGTCGCTATTACGACCGTTACAGATACGCTAACGGCAGATTTGCCCCAAAGGGTAGAGGCACAAGAACCACAGGCAGACGCGGTTATGATGAGCCACCTTATTGGCACATGACCCCAGAGATGTATTACGAATGGGCTGATATGCCAGAAGAAGAGCGTATGCGTGATCTTGATAGACTCCGCTTTGGGCGCATGTACTACTCTGAGCCACGTAAAGGCTCCCAAATGCCGTCAGATGGTAGAAGCGTAGAAGATATGGGAATGAAGTCAGAAAGCCGATATGACCGCGCTAGAAGGTCATACAGTGAGACTAAGGACATGCACAAAGCTAACACTAAAGAAGACAATGACGCAAACATGCGAGGGCTTGAGTCCTTGCTAGCCGTTATCGACGAAGATCTTAAAGAGATCATGCCAGGGCTTTCGGCTTCCGAAAAAACGATGATGAAAACTAAGATGACAAACTGGGTACAGCGTATATAATCAATGGTACAGCCGGGGGCAGATGCTCCCGGTTTTATTTCAATTGCGCACTTGTTATAAATGTGCTATAATGGGGGTATCAAATGTTTTTTACAGTAAATAACAACACCTGGCAAGTTTGCTTTGTCAATCCTGGTGATCCGCAGTTGCAGCGCAGTGACGGAACATATACGCTCGGCGTAACCGACAACAATTTAAAGACTATCTTTATGTGTAATGATCTGTCAAACCAGATGATTGATAAAGTGCTATGTCATGAATTGACACACGTTCATGCGATGGAATATGGATACTCTATCCCAATTGAAACGGAGGAAATCGTCGCAGACTTTATAAGCCTTTTTGGCAGGAGTATAGTAACTGTTGCAGACGAACTTATATATCAACTTTTAGGAAACAATACAATTAGGTACTGTGCATAAAATAAAGATCACAATACATGCACAACTTTAGGCAATGTGCCAGAAAGGAAGGCAGATGTACACAAAGATTCACACGCAAAAAGACGTTCTCCGTGAGCGATATCTTTATCAATCCGAACTTACTCCACTGGGCTTTCCAAAACTGCTCCCAGTACACGCTTCTCTGAGTGGGCTTAATGCAGTATCATTTTGTGAGGCGGTAAAAGAAAAAAATCCGAAGAAGGCGCTTTGCCACTTTTTTATTGATGATGCACGGTTCGAGCCATTGTGGAATCAGCCGCAAAAGTATCTTCCAACACTTGAAAATTTTAAATACATCTGTGCTCCTGACTTCTCATTCTACGACTCTATGCCAAAGGTCATGCAGCTGCATCAAGTGTACAGAAGCCGCGCCCTTGCATGGTGGCTATTTATGAATGGATGCGACGTCATTCCAACTGTAGGTTGGGGAAACACAGAGACGTTTGAGTTTTGTTTTGAAGGGCTGCCAGAAGAGAGTACGCTGGCAGTCAGCACAAACGGCTGCTTTACCGATCAAGGCAAGGAGTGTTATCGACAGGGCTTCAAAGAAATGTGTTCCCGGCTCCATCCTGCAGAAATTTTAGTCGTTGGCCGCCCAATTGATGTGGACACAGACGTAAAAATCACGTATCGAGAATCGTTTGGACAGCAGCTTACGAGAAAGTTGAGGGGATGATATGGGTAGTAGAAGTGGAAAAAAACATGAAATCAGCATAATAACCTATGTTGGCAGTTTGAAGCGCATCAGAACTGAGGAAACTGTCGGAAATATCACAGTCATAAGAACCGAATACAAACAGCAGAAGCAGAAGAAGCGCCGTAAGAAAAGCCGATAGATTTTAACATTATTTTACAGTAAAATAATGTATAATAATGTAAAGTAATGTAAAATGCTGTCAAGAACTGTAAAATAATAGGGATAGATTTGATTCTATCCCTACTTTTTAGCTATACCTTAATATTATATTTTTTATTTTTACATATACCATTTAAACGGATAAGGGGCTTCGTTTTCTCGTGCCTCTTCTGCGTTTTTGTGGAGCTGTATCAAGTTATCAGCTGTGTCGTCGATCACAAAACCATCTGCTATTTTCCCAAATTTATATCCGCGACAAATTTTTATTCTATAATTTTTATCTATCCTTGCTAATGTTTCCCATGCTTTTAACTCTTCGGCAGGCATTTGTGCTAAGTATTCTTCCTCACAATGACACGTAAATTCTATTATTGTCATCATCAAGTTTATTGTACGTTCTATATCTCTTTCTTTTTCCGTTTTTTCATCTCCATCATCGTCAACAAGTTTTTCATATAATTCTTCTGCAAAATCCGGAATATACCATTTATCTTCTAAATAGTTTTTATCAACAGAATCAAAAAATTCTTTACCTGGAATAGGCTCTTCGTTTTCTGGATAGACTTTATCGACAAAATCAAAAAACTCTTCAACTACAATTTTAACTGCCTTTTTCAGAGCTTCATTTTCCAAAGAAATATAATTGCTGTACAAATCGCATGTTCTATCCAACAACCATCCCCATTCTTCGTGCCCTCTCGGCCAATCATTTTTGGCAAGTGGCTTGCACTGCGTTGCTGCTTCAATTACTCGTTTCATTTTTTCTTCATTCATTCTTGTTTTCCCGTTCCTTTCTTTTTATTAAAAATTCGTGACTTTAACCAGAAGTTTTTGACTATGCTCTAATATCATGTACAACTGGTGAAAGATCCTGGACTCTGCTTCCTATTGCTATAGGTGGCAACCATCTGATCACAAGTTTTCTGTTTCCTGCCTTTTCACTCCCTATCCAGAAATGATGCCAGTGTGCGCGGCGTACATGCGGAGTCTTTTTACTTCCTGCGGCAGAGGGTAGTGTATCAAGGTTTTGTTCATTTGCTTCTGTCTTGTTCTTGTATACATTGATTTCCCTAACGTTCCTTATTTCAGCTCCCACACGGTATCCTGCATCCAATACCTTGGGAATCTCCTTTGCACCAGAACGAACATATTTCTTTCTTGCTTTCTTGTTTTCTTCATTCTCGACAATATCTACATTCTGTGACAGTATAAACAGAATCATTTGTATTGTGCTTTGAAATATTTCGCGATCTTTTCTATATGTTTCTTCAAATTTCTCCGAAAACTCCGGCAGCCCCACTCTTTTATAGTTATCAATTCCACTGGAAATTGTATGGTCTATGCATTTTTGTAATTTATCAGACGATAAGGTTAAAAAATAGCTCCTTGATTCAATTCTGTTTTCATCGTCATTAAAGAAAAGTCTTTCAATCCTTAATTCATATAATTTAAATTCAAAATCATAATTCAAATATGTAAACCTTGATTCATCACCAACTTGAAGACATAAACATTTATATGGCAAATGAAGTAACATGTTTACCGGAACTTTTTCTATTCCTTCTGTTTCTCTTAATTCACTATAAAAATCTTCATCAAAGCGATAAATTACTTTTGATAAATCCCATGTTGCCACTGCTGAAATCAATCCTGCAGTGGCATTTCTAAGCCTTTTGAAATACTTCGCATCTGGCTCCCCCATTCGTGCTTTTTTGATTTCTAGCAGTATTTTATCATTAGGACAGTACACAATATTTTCGTCCCATTTTGCGCCTTGAGCTTTAAAATCCTCAATCGCAGCTTTTGCTTGATCAGCCAAATCAGGTTCAGCCTTTAAGAATCCTTTGTACAGTTCTAGTGCCAGGATTCGTTTATTCTCAACTTTTTTCTTTCTCTTCGCCATTTTGTCTCCTATTTTCTTCCAACGCCATTTTAACATCCTCTTCGGTCTTTTCAACTGGTAACTCTTCCAATCGCCAGCCCTTATAAGTATACACTGGCCTAGATCTCCGTGAAGACACACCACGTAAACTACTTGCAATTGCAGTAAAACCACCACGCACGCGTCCAGCTGCAATATTTTCTGGTACATCTTCATCAAAGAACCTTCGGCAATTTCTTCTAGCCCAATCCTTCAACGATACTGCTATATAGTAATTTCCTAGAGGATCAATTAAAATCCATTTTTTAGCAGTTCTGTTTTGCGGTCCCGGTTGTCCTTCTGGCAAAGCATGAGCCGCTTTAGTTGCTTCTTTTGCAAATCGTTCGCGAGCCGCTTTTACTAATTGACTTTTCTTTTGAGCTTCAATTAGAGCAGGCGGCATAGGTGTCCCCTTTGGCGTACACAAGCCGTGTTTCTTTCTTAATTGTGCCGCACATTTAGCAGAACAACATTGTTTTGTATCACTCGGATGCCAAATAAATGGCTTTCCACATATTACACAGTTGTGGTATTTACGTCTTCTTACGCATCCACATGTTACACATCTGTAAAAGTGAGATGCCTGCATTTCTTTTATATTTCCGCATTTTAAGCATTTCACTTTCCAAAGGCTTATTCTTTTTCCGGTATTAGGACTAGCGTATTTATTTTCGGAAGCTCCCAGCACCACCAAATCTCCATGCCGTTCGCCTGTTAAATCTTTCTTTGCCATTGCCGACTCCTTTCCCTTGTCAATATGCACTATTATAAGATAGCAGTACTGTTTGCACATTGTAAATATTGCACAAAATATTTTATGTTCTCCTATCGAACACTCCCAAAACACAGTGCAACCGCCATACCGTCAAAGATCAGCACGCCGAGTAACAAGTTGCCTTGAACCCTCTTGACATTTGTCAGAGAATGGCACGCTCTGCACTGCTGCACATCTTCTCAATCTGCAGGCTTGATTCCCAGATTACCTTCATTTTATCACCTCTTTCCGTGTCACGCAACCTTTTCAATAATAACAACCGCCGACAGTGGCGCTTCATATCGGAAAAAATCAGATGCATTTTTAAACTGTGAAGCCATCACCGGGATATATTCGTCTGGGTAGATGTGAGCTGTAGAAAACTGAATGCAGCCCAGATTTTTTACGGATGCGTGCAATATGCGTTGCTCTGTGTATGTCTTGCCGTCAATTTCGTGCTGCACTTCCCAGTGTGCCACCACACCTGGAGCCTTTACCGCCTCGAATACAAGAGCCACAGCATCAAGGCTTGCAATCTCTTTCTCAAGTTTCTCCAGCTCATCACCGTGAACCTTGAAAAGCTTTATATGTAGCTCTCGCGGCGCGGCACTGATAGATACTGTCTGTAAAATCATTGTTTTAACCTTTCTTTGCTTTGTTCAGTGCATACATTGTTTTTCATGTATTGCTATTTCCATATAGTTACTTTTTATTATCTCCGTGATGCTTGCCAAATGTGGCAAGTAGTGCATGACGCCGTTTCGTGTAGCTCTCAAATCTTTTACCGGATCACCCCGGCACTACAGGGGTAACGGACCCCCAGACGGTCTTTCCTTTATCCTGTCAGTTTTTACCGTACTTGCCGCAGCTTTCCGCACCGCCTGACCTTTACAGCCTTTAACCTTTTTCGCTGGTTTCCATCTCGTATGCAATCGGTTGTGTTAGCAGATGCATAAGCTGCTAGATGTCCAGACGATTATACAGCTTTCTGGATCTCGTGCCGTTTGCGGACGTTAGCGCCTCCGCATTTGCGGTTGATGTTTTTCCCTTGTATTTTGACGGCGTCGCTCTTGTCTCAACCTCTTGCCAACCTCGCCGGGGTTTATCGCAGCACCTGCGCCGGGTATAGATCACTTATAACCGCATGGGTAGCCCTCACCGGAGGCGGTCACACCGCCCAAATAGCGTCCCCAGGTCGTGAACCTCGCCGCCTAAAGCGGAGAAACGCAAAACTTAAAATTCCTCGGCGTAGCTTTCAGCATCTGCCAGAGTCCGGCACAGCTTGCAAATATTACTGTATTCACCATCTACAAAAATCTGCACACTGTAACCATAACCGCGAAGTCTTGCCGGGTGAGTGTCGCCCAGCAAGACAATTTTTGTTGTGATCATCGCTTTCCTTTCTCTCTTTCAAGCCATTTTCCGGCCAATTCGCGTTCTTGCTCAGTTGCCTTTGTAATTTTTCCATCTGGATATACACGGAAGGCGTGCCACTTGTAAACCCCTACAAAATATACAACGTCTTCCTCACTCATGCAGGCGTAAAAATCCTTGTACATGTCAGCACTGTAAAAATCAGCGTGTTCCTTGCCATAGCTCAGAACCTCGCCTGCAGTCTTTAAAAACTTGCCGTTTCCGGCATAGCACCAGCCGCGGCCGCTGTCCTTCGTCCAGATCTGGACGTTATAACGGAAACCGTGCGCCATAGCTGGGGCGCTTTCATTCAATCTAATAATTTGTAATGTTGTCATAACTTTTCCCTTTCTTGCCTGCCATCATCAGCGCCGGGAGGCAATCCCCAACGGACGCCCAGCCTTGGGCGTTTCGGCTTAATCCTCATGGATTGAATCATCAAAAAAGCTAACCATGTCAACCGCTGCTGTAAATTTTTGCTGTACTGTGAACACTCCGCCGAAGTCCTTGTTATACATCTTCGCTGCTCTGTCTGCAGTATAGTAGAATAGATCGGCCGCTTTGTCTGCGTCATACGTGCCCTTTGCAACTTTCTTTTTCAGATTTTCAATTGCTGGCTTGATCATCTGGCGATACAATGCGCTTTCGTTCGTTGCGTACAAGAAAAGCTCGCGCGCCTCATCAGATGCCTTATAGATCATATTTTTTGTTCTCTTCATATTTTTTTACTTCCTTTCTGTGTTTGTTGTTTTCCTTGTTTCTGACTGTATTATACTTCTATAGCTAGCTATAGTCAACTGTGATATTTCACAAGCTAGCTATAGATTTTTTGTTTATTTTGTCTATAGCTAGCACTATATTTCTATGTTATAATTATGCTAGTGGTGGAATAGGGCCATTATTTATAGGAGGTGTAAAATGAGCAAGTATTCAGAGGCACAGAAAAACGCGATCATGAAGTATCAAAAAGAACATCTTGAGCAAATAAATATTCGCGTGAAAAAAGGATGTAAGCAAAAGTATTTAGACGCAGCAGCCGCCAGAGGGCAAAGCCTAGCGCAGTTTTTGACAGATGCAGCCGACGCAGCTATAGACCGCGATAGCATCCGATCAGCGGCACCAGATGCAGAAGGACCTTCAGCACCTGCGGCAGAGCCGGAGCCGTCCAGCCAGAAGACCAAGAGCCAGACGCCAGACCTGGAAGCGGTAGACCTGCAAAGGCTCTTGACTGATGCACGGTATCAGCTTGATATCATGGATATATACGGCCAGGAGCAGACGCAGCGGCTACTTGATCAGGCACGAAGCAAATAAAAAGGTGGGCATTTTCGCCCACCTTATTTTTTTAAATGAAATAATATTTTCTTACTGTTTTTTCCATTCTGTTAGGGCTGATACTTAGTAACTCGTCTGGAAGATATCCGGCCTTTGTATAGCCGCAACTTACTTTTTCGTATCCGCCTAAGTCTTTAAAAAATTGTACTGCATCAAATACATTAAAAACATAAGTTGCCGATACTTCTTTTTCTTCTTTTTTCACTTCAACCCAACGCGTGCCGCGCTTAGCATAGGTTGTTTTTTCTTCTAAAATCTTGCCGCCGAAATCCTGGAGACTAGAAATATTTGGATATTTCTTAAAAAGCTTTCTGTAAGTTTTTGCTAATTCTGAATATAACATTGTTTTTTTCCTTTGCTTGATGTATAATCAAGCTACCTTTCTTTTTTTTGATTGGTGCCGGTTGCGTTTGCTTGGTAGGTAGTGCAACCGGCTTTTTTTGTTTACACCCTTATTATATCACTTTTAAAAGTTATGTCAAGACTTTTTATAACTTTTTTTCGTTATATTTTTTCTTGACTTTTTGCCGCTGAAAAGCTACTATATATATGTAGCGATACACCAAGCACGAAAGGAGAGTACTACAAGTATGATAAAGTTTAAATTTGACGTAGCTGGCGCACTGGCTACCGCAGGCGTTACAGCCTACACAGCGCAGAAAAGCGGCATTTTGTCGCAGGATACATGGCGAAAGATCAAGGCAGGAGATACACATATAAGCCTTGAGGCTATTAACCGTATATGCTGCATTTTGCACATGCAACCGGAACATCTTATATACTATGCACCAGACCAAGCCGAAGAAGAAAAAATTTTAAAAAACTTTCGAAAAAAAGCTTGACATAGTAACTTTTTTAAGTTATACTAAAGGCACAAAGAGAGAAAGGAAGCCCCAAAGGGCAAAGGTAAAAAGATATGTCAAAGAAGCAGCAGTATACAACAAAGTTTTATGAGGGTAATGGTGGCGTTATTGATGCAGTGACACGCGATGAAAGCGGCAAGGTTGTAAACGTTCTTAGCGGTTTCGAGGCTGACCCAGGAACAGGGCTGTCAGTTCTGGCAGCAGCTCGCGAAAACTGGCCATATGCAGACCCGTTCGAGTCTTACCAGTGAGGTGGAAAGACTATGGAAGAAGTAGCAGAGGAGCTTGAGAAGATGGAGTATCATCCAGAGATGGGCGACTTGATCGCAGAGACAAAGGCAACGCCGGACCACTACACAGACGCCCAGTATATCGAGCGCGTTGAGTTCAACTGGAGCCGCATGGGCGCAGCAGGACATGAACTTTTTAAAGATTTAGATGTGCCGGAGGCTGTAGCATATCGCATCAAGTCTAGCAGAGAATGGAACCCGGACGACTGCCGCCGCCTGTGTGAACTGGCCGACATGGCGAACGAGTACGACAGCGCCGACAGTGACACCGTAGAGGACGTAGTAAGCGCAGCAGCCGACAAGCTCGGTGTTGACATCTGGTAAATATCAAAGCACCCGCCCCGGAGGTTACGAGGGCAGAAAGGTAAAAAAATGAAGATTGAAGACGGAAAAAGACTCGTAGAAATTACCGCGAGAGTATGGAGCAATGGCCAGTATAGTCAAGACCTCAGTGTTGGTCTTTTAATTGATGGCTCTTTTGAGCATGGTCAAGGGGCTTATAAGGTGGATAGCGTCGATGACGTCATTGATTATGCTTTTGACTGGCAAAATTGCACAGGTGATTTTGTCGAGGATGAAGACCCAGACAACAACCGCCGCGTTGATGTTGATATAATTTCTGATTCAAGCCATGAAAAGCCATACGATGAGTTCACAGCGAGAGCGCAGCAAGTAAAATCTGACGCACTGGCAACGGATGAGGCTGCCTCCCTTTTTGATGGGGGATGGCGAAGCAGTGACTATTACCAGCTCATGTTTGAGCGTAGATGTGACAAAGAAGAAGCT